TACCTCTACATTCGCAGAGCCATCTATGTTTTCGCTAATTATCTTGACTTGTATCTTCATCCACCCACACCTTTATGTTTTTGTTAAAGTCTGCTTTCATAAGAACTGGCTTATTTAAGCAATCTAACATTTTATATAGATTCTGCTTTACTTCTTCTAAGTCCTCTCCCATCACACCGACACCTCTTGCTGTGTATAGATAAGGCTCATGGTTCTTGTCGTAAAAGACCTCGCACACCTCGACCCAAGGTTTTCCATCGTTCTCGTCTGAAAAGTCTACCACTCTATGATTCCAATGCATTATTTACTCGCCAAGATGTAGAGACCCACATTACTAAACGCATATCCTGTATATACAACTGCCATCGGCACATTCCCTTTTAGGGCTTGTTCGCACCCAATATAGGCATAGATCAAGCCGGTAACGATAATAAGCCAAGCACTCACTTTTTCTTTCTTAGCTCTATATGCTTTTGTAGAATATACCAAAACTCAGATTTAATAATCATTTTTTCCCCTTTGTGCATGAAACTTTAATAATCTTATACGAGTTCTACAAATAAGTCTTAAGTATTTTCCCTAATGTATCGTATTTGTTCCGTTAACTACCTTTAGGTAATGTTTATATAACAATATACAACTTGTAGGTAAATATTTAGATATCTATACATCTTGCATATATTTTATATATATCAATCCTAACTTGTATAAAAAAGTAGCTTTTGTATATATTTTGACAATACTCTACTAAAGGGTGATAGGCATTTATTCTGCCACCCTGACCCATCTGTTACCAGACTAGTCCTTCCTAAGATAATGTTCTACTCAATTGCAGATTAGCTCACCCATTTATCTACAATTTTGTGCAGTACCCATTTAAGTCTGCGAGGCTTGCCATCGGGTAATGAGCCTATCTTTTCTTCCACGCTGCCGATCTAAGCACTATGTTTCGCCTGGAGTGCGAGCAGAAATAGAAAAACCCCATAAGGTAGCTCTAAGTTGATCCCACTTAACAAAAGAATCCACGACTTTTGCTAAATGCTCAAAGCTACCCTATAGGGTCTTGTGGATTACTACAAACAGGGATCAATCTGCTAATGTAATTATAAACCAAAAACTTATATCCCGATCAGTTCATTCTGTTTAAAAAATAGGCAAATTAGCCAATAATTTCCCGATCAGAACTCAAACTCCTTGTAGTCGTACCTCCCATTGGGTTTCTTAAACCAACCTATTACGATAATTCTCCACCCAGACCTAATAAGTTCAGGGAGATATTCGCTTTCTTGGATCTTTTTTATTCTGGATGACATATTACTTTTGGATGTCATTTGTATGCCTAAAGACTCTCCGTTTCCAATAGCCACCATGTCTAGTATGCCAAACATATCTTTTTTTCGTTTTGTAAAAGAGTTGTAGGATTCGACCACTTCGCATTTATATCCCTGAGACTCGTATAGAGCCTTTGTACGCTGATTGTAGTTAAACAAGGTCTTCTTCTGTTATCTTGCCAAACGAGGCTTCTATGATGGCTTCGTGGTGTTTCTTGGGGATAGAGTTACGCATAGACCAGGCATAGACAGTTACATACTTCATCCCAAGGTGATGCGCGATGTCCTTATATGTGCCAAAGACCTCTAATAATTTATCAAAGTGTTGTTTTTTTGCAACAGTATTCATGTTATCTCCTTTTGTAGATCTTTGATTCTACATGAAATACATAGGTTTGTAGATATTAGGGTTTGTCCTAGTATAAATATTCTACAAATCTCTACAAATCATGTATAGTTTCTACATAAGCAATGTTGCTTATTTCTTTGAAAGGGAATTTAAAAATGAAAAAATATGCTGTGTTTAATACATATGGTGAAGTAATGCCACTAGCTAGTAGTGAGCCAAATAAAAGAATTGCAAGTGGTTCTGGTTTTATGCAATGTGCTTTTAAGGCTTTTGTAGACAATTCTGATGTAATAAGTTTTGTAGAAATTAATGAAGTTATTTATGATGAACTTTGCAAAACTAGGACATATAGAAAATACGAAAAGCTGTCAAACATAATTGCAGAGGAGTTGCAGACATTATGAAAGACTTTAAAGGCGAATGGAAAGATATATTTTGGGGTGCTGTGGCAGCTATCCTTATGCTTGCACCAGCAATGTTTGTGTATGTTTGGAAAACAGGGGGTGTATCGTGAAAGAGAACTTTATGCCTGACTTTGAAAGCAGACCATGCTTTAGTGAACAAGAGTATTTATGGGAGAACTACATGAAGAAAGGTGCTGACTTAGATGTACTTGATGTAGATAACTTTGTAGAGTATCTTGGTAAAGCAGTAGAAAGTAAGAAGGGTGCTGAGAAGTGGGAGTTGTATCGCCAGTACGCAGAGAAGGGTGATTGGCATAACTTTGGTAGGGCTATTTATTTTTTAGTCCACGATCATATTGAAGATGAACTTTTATAAGGGGGATGTATGAGTAAAAAGAAAGTAGTGGCGAAAAATTTAGAAGAAAAAGTTGATGATCTTGAATGGAAGATTATTGATCTTGAAAGAGATTTAGCTAAAGCAAATAGACAAAATCATCTGTTATGGGAATTGTTTAAAACAATGAAAACGGAGCTTTATTATGAGTAAATATTTAGAACTGCGTAATGTAGATGTATCTGACAAAATTGACAAGAAGAATGGACTAAGCTACCTTTCTTGGGCGTGGGCTGTAGACACATTACTACAACACGATCCACAAGCTACTTGGTCGTATGGTCAGCCTGTAGTGTTTGGTGAGACTGTAATGGTGTTCTGTACAGTCAATGCGTTTGGTAAGTCGATGACCTCGCAGTTACCTGTCATGGACTATCGAAATAAGGCAGTACCTAACCCAGATGCGTTTGCTGTTAATACTGCGATGCAGAGATGCCTCGCTAAAGCGATTGCTCTACATGGTCTCGGTTTATCTCTTTATGTCGGTGAGGATTTGTGGGATGATATAGAGGTAGATTCTACAAAGTTTGTAGAAAAGATATTAGGTTCTCAGGACATCCCAGAGCTAAAGGTGAACTTTGCCCAAGCGTTTAAGGAAGTGTCTAAGGACAAAGAGGCGATGAAAAAGGTAAACGATGCCAAAGAAAAGCGGAAGGCAGAACTGAGTGAGACTAGCTGATGAACAGCCAGACAATGTGTGCTTCGAGTGCGGTAAGGCTTGGGGTACACATCCACTCAAAAGTTCTGAGAACCACAGATCATGGATAGACCTTTGCGATGTATGTTTAAAACTCACAGCCGTAGCAGATGCCTCGGAATATGGATATATGAAGGAAGGATGGGATGGAGAAAAAGTGGTGTAGTTCTTGTCAAGCTGATAGACCAAAAGCTGGTTTTAAGTTGGTAGCAGCAGGAAATCGGGTTCGACCAGTTATGAGATGGAAGTGCGAACATTGTTTAAAACGAGAGTCGGAGAGACGATATGGTAAATAAATTTTTTGAAGATGCTAGGAATGTAGCCAAGGCGATAGATGAGGGTACTTATATCTACACACCTAGTAGCACAGATATTACGATTAGGTGGCGCAAGATTTATGGTTATGTACCGGCAAGTGAGCAAAAGAAGTACCAAAAGAAATGGTCTGAGTTTCGCGCATTGACAGCGAGGACTCTAGAGAATGTAGAGATACCAGAGATACCAGGAGTTGTGCAATGGAAAAAGTGGCAAAAGTCTTAGTAAGGATAGGTGTTTACATTTTGTTACCTTTTGCGATAATAAAGGTGTCTTGGGAATTGGCAACTTCTTGGATCGAGGAATTAATAAAATGAGAAACAAGCATTGTATGGAGGCTTTCTATAGAACCTTAAAGGAAGTAGATATTCCTTCTGGGCAGTCTATTATCTGTGAGCATTTCTTTGCTTCGGGTTGGGATGCAGCCATTGATGCCTTGTCTCTCGCATACCAAAGGCAGTTTGAAAATGATGGAGTCGATACACAGCTTATTCGCAGAGACCCCCAAGAACCTCTTGCCGATGACGATAAAGAATGATTGGTATCCTGTATGCTTTCATTCCAAATTAGATTATAGAAAATGGCAGTATTACAGGAGGGGATCAGGAGAAAGAGTTACAGTCTGCGATGATTGTAGTGATGAGTACCAAAAGAAAATGAAAGGGGAGAATCGGTGTTTTATAGCAGAGGCTATGCAACGATCAAAATATGTCTGAACCAGTATCTCAAGCAGTAATGACGATAACCGAGGTATCTCCATATCATTTTTCTATTGAGATTGAGGGATCAGATTTATCTTTAGAAGTTTCAGAAATTATGGTAAAGTTTCTGAATGACTGCTTACAGCAGATTCATGCGGATCAAAAAATCCATTGAAAGGGATTGTATGGAACAAAGAACAGAAGAATGGTTTGCTGCCAGATTAGGCAAAGTAACAGCTAGTAGGGTTGCTGATGTCTTAGCCAAGATTAAGTCTGGCGAGTCGGCAAGTCGTAAGAACTACAAGATGGAGTTAGTCGTTCAGCGATTAACCAATAAGGTAGGGGAGTCGTTTACCAACGCTGCAATGGAACATGGTGTAGCTACTGAGCCATTTGCTAGGATGGCATACGAGGCTCATACAGGCACTTTTGTAAAGGAGGAGGGGTTCGTAGACCATCCCACGATAGAAGGCTTTGGATGCTCTCCTGATGGCATTGTAGGGGAAGGTCTTATTGAGATTAAATGTCCGAATACAGCTAACCATATTGAGACAGTCTTGGAGAATAAAGCTCCAAGTAAATACATCCCACAGATGCAATGCCAAATGGCAGTTACAGGTGCGAAATGGTGCGACTTTGTATCATTTGACCCTAGAGTGCCAGAGGACTTGCAGTTGTTAGTAGTACGAGTCGAGAGGGATCAGGAGTATATCGACTCGATGGAAGTAGAAGTAAAGCAGTTTTTAAGCGAGGTCTTAGACCTATTTAACCAACTAAAAGCGAGGCAGAAATGACCTATGAGATGAAAGATGGCAGCTTTAGTCTATTTAAGAACGACAAAAAGCTCACAGAGAAACACCCTGATTACAAGGGGTCTATTAAGATTAACGGAGTAGAGCATTGGTTTGATGCTTGGCTAAAGGAAGGCAAAAAGGGCAAGTTCTTATCGGGTCGTATTGGTGATCCGAAACAGAAAGGCTTTACTCCCAAGGGCGATGATGAGATGCCTAAGAGTAGTGGTATTGAAGATGACATTCCCTTTTAGGAGAAAGACATGAAAAAGATTGCTATAGGATTGGTAACATATATGTTACTAGGAAGTGCGTATGCTTGTCAGACACAGACACTAATTGTCGGTGGTAAGCTACAAGTCTGCACTATTTGTGGAACAGTAGTTAGTTGTATGTAATCCCCGATGAGATCGGCATTAGTGGCGCAATGCCACACCCTTTCAAGGAGTGCCACCCCCCTTCCGATCAGGGTGGCTTTATGACCTTCCAAAACGACCTACAGAGGGGTTTGGAGATAGAAGAAAGGGTCTTAGCTATCCTACGAAAGAAATACCCTTGTGCGACCCTTGTAAACGCTTTTAAGGGGTACGATATATGGATACCAGAGATCGATA